CGAGATGTCTATGCACTCTGAAAAACCTTATCTTTCACCTGTTAGATCATAATTTCAAGGGCGCAATGCCCTTGAAATTTTAATTCAAATTTTCATAGTAAATCAACTTTTATTAACTAAAATTTTCTATTGTTTTAGATGAAATCTCATAGTAAGAATAGGTTGTTTTTATAAAATTGCTATGAAGTGCTATCTCTATTTTTTACATCTATCAAGGCTCTTAGACTTTTAAAGCTTGTATATGTCGGCTAAAAGCTTTGTTGGCTTTAACTTTTAAATTCTGTGATCACTAAGTGGCGTGAGAGTATAGGTATTGTTTTTCTTTTAGCTGACTAAGGCAAATGTTTTGGCTGTTTTTTGAGCTAGTCACCCAAATACTCAATATTCTTATGTAGTGGAAGTTGCCTATATTTGCTAACGCCTCCTTTTTGCTTGGCAATCTTAACATTTATAAATTTTTATGCCATCTTCTTCGCCTACACTTTTGCTGTCAAGTTGCCAAATTTCATTAAGCCTTAGCCCAGTATGAAGAGCAAACATCATATAGTTTCGTAGATCAAGCCTTTTTGTAGCAAAAACTATTTTTAATTCATCTAGGCTAAAGTTATCTTTCGGCGACTTCTCGTCGGCTGAAATTTTAAAGGATGTAAGCATTTTAAAAAGATTGGTCGTGAGCTTGCCCAATCTTTATGGCATAGTCAAAGAGCCTTTTTGAGTAAGATGTGTAGTTGTTGATGGTCTTTTTATTGAGCTTTTTGCTTGCTAGAGTTGTTTGGAAATTTCCAGCATCGCCGTAGCTAAACTCTTTACCTTGATGATCTTTAAAAAACTCATCCAAGAGCTTGCCAGTCTTAACATAATAGCCCTTGGTCTTATCACTAGATTTTAGCTTTAAACACTCTGTTTGCACATATCTTTTAGCTACTGCTTCAAAAGATAGCGGTGTGGTTTCTTTTGGACTTAAAGATGCGTCCAATAATGTTTTGAGCTCTTTTTCAAGCTTTTCTTCTGAAGCTACTAGATTATAAAATTTAGCTATCACCTCTTGTGAGAGCTCTTTATATTCGCTAACATCTAAAAATATGCCATTTTGTTTAATGCGCTGCTCATTTTGTCTTTTAATGTTTATTAAGGCTCTTAGGCTTTTAGAGTTTGCATGCGTCGTGGTTATCTTTTTAGAAAGAGCTTCGTTGGCTGCGGCTTTTATAGAATTTGCTAGTCTTACCGCCTCATCTATATCTTTTGTGAAAAGGCAAAATTTAACAGTTAGCTTTTTACCATCTTTAAGAGCAGTATCAAAAAAGTAAAAATTTGGTCTATTAGGAACCTTAGTGATCAATCTAGAGCTCATAGCATGATCCTAGTTTCTGTAACAAAAGTGCAAATTTTCTGTAACAAAGCTGATTTGTCTGAAATTTAAGACAAAAATATCTGCTAATAAATGCAGTTAAAACACCGAAATTTAGGGAAGTTGGAAAGAAAAATACTGTGTTTGTGGCGGACAGAGAGGGATTTGAAAAATCAACTCTTACTACATAATAGACGCCATTTTAAAAATATTAGTCAGCTAAAAGATCAGCAAAAAAGATGTTTTCTTTTTAAATTTGGTGTATTTTTGAAGAATTATACCATTTTATTTTCGTCCATTTTTGTTGGCTTGTCTTTCTCTGCTTCTTGCGCTTCTGCCACCAGCTCTGCTATTTGAGCTTGAAGAGCTAGAGCCGTGTTTTTCTCTTTGCCTTTCTCTACTAGCAGCACTACGCCCACCTGCTTGTTTTTTATCCCCGCTCCAAGAGCTATGTCCGCCATTAAAGGCTTTTCCTGCGGCAGCGCTAAGCCCAGCTCCACTTAAATTACCAAAACCTCCATTATAGTGAGAATGTGTATCTGAAAAGCCGCCCCAACCTCCATCGAAACCACTATAACCACCTCTGCCATTGCCGCCACTTCCTCCATTTTTACTAGCGGCAGCTTCTGCTGCTTTTTGTTTTTCGATAGCCGTTTTTGCGGCAGCAAGGGCAGCAGCTACTTTTGAAGCAAGCCCATAGTCGATTTTAGCCCCACCAAAGCCAACCAAACCCATTGCCTCTACCATATTGCCTGCTGGAGTATTTGAAAAACTAAAATTTCCGTTTTTATCAACCGACACTCCAAGCCCATTGCCGCCATTTCTCATTATTGATGCAAGTTTTGTGGCAGTGTTTGCCCACTCATTTGAGCCAGTATATGTGTTTTCTCTAGCTGTTGTGCTGGCGTTAGTGTGATCACTTTCTGACGCTCCAGCTGGCGCAATATTAAAGGCATTCAAATCAAAAGCTACTACTTTATCAAGCAATGATTTTGTTATTTGCTGCGTCGCACTAAATGCCACATCTGATAGCGTTGTATCAAAACCTGCATTTTGTAGTGATGTGCGAGTGTTTATCTCGTAGTTTAGCCTGCCTAGACTATCCATGCGCATATTTGTCATTAGCGAGCTTTGCGACCTTATGCCCTCTAGTTTATTGCGTGCAAAATTTTGCATTGCTGCTCTTGCTGGATCAAGGCTAGTTAGTGTTTTTGTGCCAGGTCTGCCATGTAGTGCATCATCAAAGGTTTGTTGCATTTTGTATCCATATAGTTGTTTGCCAACTCTCACGCCAGTTATGTTGCCGTTGTAGTCAGTTTGTCCTATCACTGCATCAGATATGCCAAACCAACCGCTAAACGTATCTTGCATAAACTCGCCAAAACTCATAGGGCGATCATAAAAAGCAGTGTTGCCTACTACTGCGTTTAGATCACCACCAAAACCAAAACTATTATCAAGCCCTACCGCCATCTCAAAGACTTCAGTTATAAGGGCGTTAATCAGTCCAGCTATCGGAGCTATACCAAGTGGGGATATGGTCGTGCCAAGTGCTGAAAGTGTGTTTTGGATAGCGACCGAGGTTAGTGTGCTTTTCATATTTTGATACATCGCCTCAGCTACGTTCATGGCGTTAAAGCGTCCATTTACAATGCCATCATATAGCATGCCAGCCAAAGCTTGACCTACTACGCCACCATACATCCTGCCGACGTCCTCAGCTAGATTTTCGGCATAGCTGTCGTTTCTTAGCTCGCTTACAAACTCTTTTAGGCTTGTGTAGTCGCCTCTTTGCAAACTAGCAAAGCCATTGCCGTCTATTCTGCCAAAGCGATTATCTCTGTTTGAGTTTTTAGGAGTAGAGAATTTTATTTTAGATACTGCTTCTACGCCGTCTAAGAGTAAATTTATACTCGTATCATAGTCAGGTTGATTTATGGCGATTATCATCGGCATTAGCACGTATTCGGCAAAGTCTTCATTTAACCCAACTATTGCGCCGCTTAAGTTGCCAGCTTGCGCGATAAAAAAACTCCTTAAATCAGGCGAAGGTGTGTTAAAAGCAGAGTAACCAAGACTACCTGCTTGATAAAAATCAAACTGGCCACCAGCCATAAATTCATAGTCGTCGCCAGTGTCCGAGTTTGTTAAATTTAGTATATCACTTAAGCCGATCATTTCTTTGTCATCGTGAAGTTTTTGTTTTCATCGATCGTAATATCGTTTTTAATCAAAGCATGCACCATATTAAATAAGTACTTTGTCATATCAGACGGCACTATCATTCCGCCAGCTTGATTTTCTGCTATAAAGTTTCCAAGCACTGACATTGATTTGATTATCCTATTGTCGATTACTTGCCTATCTACTGCGCGCTGCTGGCTCTCTGCTAGTGCTTGCTCTTTTGCTAGTTTTGCTATTTGAGCACGCAAAAGATTGTTTTGCTCTTTTAAATTTTCTAGTTTATCCGCTGCTTGAGCCTCTAGCTCATCATTTTTTAGTTTGGTGTTTCTTGTTTGCTCTTTTATCCCCTCAATGTTTGCATCCATTGCGGCTGCTTGCTTTTCAAGGTTTTTAAGTGATAGTTCAAAGCTCAAATCCTGCTGTGTTAGCTCCAGCCCAGTTTGCATCGCCGTGATAGTAAATTGTGTTGTAATAAGGGGGAGCATTTGAGAAAGCACGTTTATTCTGTGCTGGTTTGGTATCTCGTATTTCTCAAAACAATCATCAAGATATTGTAGTGTTTCTTGATATGGTGTATCGGCTCCAATGCTTAATTTTAATAATTCTCTCGTTCTTTCTAAATATGCGTTTTTAAAGTCCATTGTCTTTTCTCTCCAGTCTAGTTACTTTCATTCTTTGTAAATTTAGGTCTGTTTTTATGTCACCTATGGCCGTTTTTAGCCCATTTGTTTCTATTGCACCAACTCTTGAACTAAGCGAGTTAATAGCGTTGTTTAAATCACCTGATAAGCTTCTTAGTGCCCTATCTTCACTTTCTAGGTTACTGATCTTATTCGTAATTATTTGTAGTTGTGCTTTTATTTCATCGATCTCAGCACCTAAATTTCTTTCAGCCATTACACACTCCTCGCTCTATTCTCCCAGCCTTGCTCATATACGCCAAGGTGTGGGTTTTTTCTTACTAAATTTCTATAATAGGCAATCTCTGCCCTATCAAAATCAACGTCAAAGGATTGCTCGTTATAATCATTTAGTGCTTTTAATGTTTTTTGCCCCATAATGCCGTCTACCACTACACCTAAAAGCCTTTGTAAAACCCTAACTGCTGGTACTGTATCTACGTTTACACCAAAAACAAAGAGTTCACACGCTTTTAATTCACTATCTACCTCGTCAAGCCTCATTTTGTCCCAAAATTCTTTTTTGTAAAATATTTTTACTTTTTCGATTAATGCGTCATCATTGTATAGGGCGATGCTAGCCTTTTCAATATCCCCGTATGCGTTGATAGCTGCCCTAACTTGCCCCCAGCCTTGCCAGTTTGGGTGAGCAGCTTCATAAATGCCCATAAAAGTTAGCCCATTTTCTGTTGGATTTTTATGTAGGGCTTTTTTAGGGCGACTAAATTCTAAGCTCATTAAAAGATTAAAAGCTTGTGTGTAGTTCATTTTTCATCTCCTATATCGTAGTCACGAGGGGGTCTTGGTGTATAGTCGTAGTTGTTATCACTGAAGTTGTCTATCTTTTTGTCTATTGCTTTGTCGATCACAGCGCTAACCCAAGCTGTGCCTCTCCAAGCAAAAAAGCCACCAACTGCGAGACTAAAGCTCCCTTTTTCTGTGAAATAAAAAGCCGTCTCGTAAGCTACCCAGCATATAAAAGTCGAGCTAATAGTGCCAACGAAAAAATTTATGATAGCCTTGCCATCGCTTGCAACCTTAGCGTTGCCCCCTGCAATGCTTAGTACACCGCCCACAAAGCCAACTATTATCACCCAAAAATAAAAGCCTAGCCTATCCATAAGATCATCCATTATCCAGCCCCTTTTTTAAAATTTATAGGTAAAAACATACATTATTAGGACGGATAATATTATTTCTACTACAACCATCTTATTTAGCCAAAATTTCTTAGTCCTTTTTATGATCGCTTCCATTTACACATCCTTTTAAAAGTTCTTCGCACGTGAGAAAGTAGCCCATTAGCTCCTTAGCGCTTTGCAAATCACTAGGGCTATATTTTGGCTTTGTTGGCATCTCTTTTATACACGCAATAGGTACATATACATCTTGATATTGAGTTTTTACAATTATTTCAGGCTTTGAGCTACACCCAGCGACAAAAAACGCCACTATTAGATTACTTATTGCTAGCTTCATTTAATAGCCTTTCGTAGAAATTTAGTTTTTCCTCGCAAGCGGCGTCCTTGATAGGCACTGCCACACGCTCAACCCTAGTTATAACACGCTCTTTTATCTTCGCTTCGTTTTGTTTTGGCACGCTTAGCGCCTTTAGGCTTGTGTTTGCTAGCTCGATCTTGGCGTTACATGTTTCCAAATTGGAAGCAACTACGGCATTATTTGCCTCTTTTAGTGCCAGTTTCGTTGTTAGCTCATCAATCTTGTCTACTGCGTTGTTATTTAGCCAATAAAGCACACCAACGACAAAGCTCAAAAATAAGATAGCCCCTATATAGAATTTATCGCTCATTTTGCACCCTCTTAAACGGATTTACACACCAAACACTTTTTAAAAATGCCTTGTCGTCTGGCTGCATAAAAGTGGACTTGTTGTATTCGTTCATATCTGCCACGTCGAGCAATTTCCATCCGACATAAATACGACAATAAAATCCACTTAAAAAGCCTTTGTAGCGGATCGTTTTGTAAAGCCCAAAGCGAGTGCGTCCGTCCTTTAGCTTTAGCGTTACTTTGCAAAAGTCACTAACCGCTCCACCATTGCTTGTGACTTTGATATTGCCTTGCACTCTTACGCTTGATGGCTCTATCTCGCTCACTTTTACGCCGTTTATTCGGCTTGAAAAGTAGCCGATACGATTTCTATATAGCCACCTTAATCTTGCAAAATACGCCCTATTTTTGCCATTTGGGTAGTGTTCTTTACGCCAACCGCTATCACCATTTATAGCGGAGTTTTCACCGTCGTAGTAGTCGCTTGCGTCCTCGAAATAGCGCGCCCATTTTGGTAGGTGTTCGCTTTGTTTGTTGCAAAACGCTAAAGCGATAGGCACTACTATGTAGCCAAGTATCTCGAGCGGTAACTCAACGATGACAATGGCTAGGATTTGCAAAAGCTCTTTAAATTTAAGCATTACTCATCCTTTTTGTCTTTTGACTTTTCTTGCTCTTTTGCTTTATAGTTAGGGCACTTAGGGCACTCGCTCCAAGTGCAGTTACCATCTTTATCAAGTTTTGATGCGCAAATTTCGCACCTTTTAATTCTTACTCTCATTTGTTCTCCTTTGGTCTAGTTTTAACAATATCCGTAAATTCATCGCCACTCAAATACCAAAACGGCTTTTTGCCGTCTTCGTATCTCATCTTCGCAAAGTCGTCAGGATGTGTTGCTAAATGGCTAAACACTCTTAAAATGTTTGTCATGTTGCTATTGTCCCAGCTCTCACACTTTCTAGCCCTTAGAAAAATCACGATAGGGCATAAAATAATGCCTAAAACTAGGGATAAAACGCAGATTATTATGTAGCTCATATTTTTCTCCTATATTGAACGATCTATACTCCACAATAAACAACCTAAGCAAATCAAAGCCCCTACAACTAGCGATGTACCAGATACTATTACATAGCTCATTTTTGCCCCCCCTTCTTACAGATGATCTGTCGGCGCTACCGTTATCGGCTCGCTTGTTGCGTTTAGGCGCTCACGCTCTGCGATTAATTCTTTATACTCCGCTCTTAAATTTTCAAGTACGGCGTTGTTGCCAATTATTAGGGCGTGGCGGATATAGTTTTCACACTCGGCAATCTCGGCTTCAATTTCGGCTAGTTGTTTTATTTTTTCATCTATCTTTGGATTTAGAAGTTTGCTTGCTTCTTCGTCGCTTATTGGTATTAGCCCTAGCTCTTTTATTCTTTGATTTAATAGTTCTTCGCTTACGTTATCTTCATAAGCAAAAATTTCATTATTCTTATTTTTATATCGTTTCATCTTTGCTCCTATCTTAGTTCATCCCAATACACGATTGTATATTGAGTTGAGTTTGGAATGATTTTATATGTTGCTTTAGGTGGGACTATGAAATTTATAATGCACCTATCTGGCTCATCGTGAGTTATTATCTTTTTGTTATTTATGAGCACATCAAAATTCACTTTATAGGCATTGTTTATTAGCAAATAAATGTATATTGGTTTATCTGTAGTGTTTTCATAGTTTTCATTCATGTTTCTTTGCGAT